GTCATCAGCGCAGGCCGAACGTGATGATGCGGCAGCAGTAGATGCGGCCGCTGCTGCCCCGCCAAAAGCTGACGCAGCCCCCACAACAAAAAAGAGCATCACTCAAGGACTCATGGGTGCAATGAATCAATTTCAACAAGACCTAGTCAAGCAAGGTGTGTATGAACAAGCAGATCAGTATGAGATTGTGTTTGCCAATCCCGGCCCAGGCGGTGGCGGCAACGCAATTAAAAACGCTAGATTGATCCCGCCAGGGAAAAAAACAAATGCAAGCCAAACTGCAATGGTGCAACCTGCTACCGCTGATCCAGATTCAGCTGCCATGGAGAGAATTTCCAAAGATATCAAAAGTAGAAATTACTCTATCACTGCTGGTATGCAATTGGTTCAAGCCATTGAACTTGCCATAAGAAACAGCACGTTTGTTACAGGCCAAAACACTTTGTTCTTTGACGAAAACGATGCATTGCAAGTCAAAGATGACGTTAATAAAAAAGACGTTGTGTGGTTTAACATTACTTTTCAGTCAGTGCAATTAGAGTATGATAACAAACGCAATGATTTTGCACATAAAATAACGTTTATAATCAACACATACACTCCCATGAACTTTAACAGCAGTTACTATCCTATCAACAAGTTCCGTGGCTTACACAAACAATACAACTATTGGTTTACTGGTAAAAATACTGCGGTGATTGATTACAAAGAAACCATGAACAATCTCTACAATCTAACCATCAGTGGAGATCAAACCAAAGGCAATCTTGCGTTTCAACAACGCAAGGCCTTTACCAGCAGCATGAGAGATCAGCCATTTTTAACATTCCAAACTGCCAGCACAGAAAACAGTGCTGGTGACAATGGCAAACAAAACGAACCACAGGCTAACTTGGCTGAGAGCTTGTATGATCCAGTTGGCCTGGCCAACTGTAATCTTAAAATTGTAGGAGATCCTGCGTGGATACAGCAAGGTAGTTTTGCTGGTGGAGTCAGCGCAAAAGAATTTGACTTCAATGCATTCTTACCTGACGGCACTATAAATTTTGATGCTAGAGAAGTCATGTTTGAGATAGCATGGCAACGACCACAAGACTATGACATCAATACAGGTCTAGCTGATCCTTATGCTGGATCTAGCAAACGACAACCAGCGCAAAGCCGAGTATACACTGCCATGCAGTGTACCAGTGAATTCCGGCAAGGTAGTTTTTATCAAAATCTTCAAGGCAAGCTGTACTTCTTTATGAAACCCAATGCTTCTAACAAAGCAGCCACAGCACCACCTCCTGCAACGCAAGCTGATGTGAGAAGAATAGACAATGCAACAACGTCAGACAACCCTAGTGCTGCTAACGCTTCAGCAGCCGAAGCTGGCGCTAGCGGAAGACCCACAACACTGGCTGAGCCGGCCTTGAGTACTGGACCAGGTAGCGGCACACCAAATGTAATAAATTCAGCGCCACCGGGACCAAAAGACACAACAGTTCCTGCACAGCCGCCGCAGCCGCCAACGTCGGGCTCAGGAGAAAATTTAGACGTGCCAGATCCGTTTGTGCCACCGGGCACGCTGAGTGGTAGAGTCACAGCAGATGGTCTTGACAATTCGCCATCTGCGCCACAAGACCTAGTAAGAGACTTTTAAGGATAACACATGGCAACAGAAGTACAACGCAGTAGAGGACGCCCCACAAACTACAAGTTTGATCGTGGAGGTGTGCCTGCGGAGTTTGGACCATTTTATGGCATAGTAAAAAACACCACAGACTCAATAAGATCTGGCCGCATACAAGTTTATATTGAAGCATTTTCCAACGGTGGCGAAAATGAATCGTCAAAATGGATCACAGTAAGCTACATGCCACAGTTTTTTGGATCAACTCCTTACAATCCTGCCAAGACAGGATTGGGATCATACATTGACGGCAACTCCAACAGCTATGGCATGTGGTTTACTCCACCGGATGTGGGCATCACAGTTTTATGTGTGTTTGTTAACGGTGACCGCAGTCAAGGTTATTATATTGGCACAGCACCTGACCAAAGCATAGGACACATGGTTCCTGCTGTGGGTGCCAGCACAGCATTTGTTACTGAGAATGAAAGTCAAGCTGCTTATTTCAATGGCGCTGTTCGATTGCCTGTGGTAGAAATCAACACTAATAATCTTGCGTTGGAAGAGTCTGGCCGGTTTTTTGACAAACCCAAACCTGTACACGGCGTGGTTGCAGAAACCATGTTCCGTCAGGGACTGATTAAAGATCCTGAGCGTGGCCCTATCGGTAGTTCAAGTCAACGTGAGTCACCTTCTGCTGTGTACGGCATCAGCACACCAGGATCTGCTGTGTATCAAGGCGGTATGAAGTTTGGTGAAATACAAGAAAAAATTGCTGCTGGAACATTAAAACCTCAAGACCTCAAAGTGATAGGCCGTGTGGGCGGACACAGCATGGTAATGGATGATGGTGATACCAACGGCTCCAATCGATTGTTGCGTTTTAGAACCACCTCTGGCCATCAAATCACAATGAGCGACAGCGGAGACTTTTTCTACATCACTCATGCCAATGGCCTAGCTTGGTTCGAACTTGGTTCACAAGGCACACTAGATGTGTATGCCACAAACTCAATTAACTTGCGCACTCGTGGCGACATTAATTTGCATGCTGATAGAGATATCAACATGTATGCTGGCGGCAGTATCAAAGCCAAAGCCATAGAAGATATTACCTTGCAAGCTGATGCAGACTTTACTGTGATATCTCAACAAAATTTAAAACTATATGGCAAGAGCTATATTGGTGTAAAATCAGATGGCAGTTTGGCTTTGCAAAGTGCTACCGGCAGCTGGGACGGTGGCAGTGCATTGAAATTCACAGCAGGTGGTATTGATCTCAACGGCCCTGCTGCTGATGCAGTATCTGCGCCCAACAACTTGACCACAACTATTTTAGATGACACCACATTCAGTAGTGCTACCGGATGGACAGTCAAAACAGATGGATTAGAAAGCATTGTGACTCGAGCACCCACACACGAACCATATCCTTACCACAACAAAGGTGTGGATATTGAAATTCCACTAGAAGCAGGACAGCCGCCGCCTAACCCAGGTGCTGTGCCAGTGCCTGCTGGATTTGAGGTAGCAAGAAAAGCATGAGCACATTTAATTTTGATTTTAATGGGCAAAAGTTTGAAATCAAAGCCCCAACTGGCACTACATTTGAACAGGCCAAAGCAGTGTTTGATCAACAAACAGCCAGCGGCGGCCTTACAGGATTTAGAGTTGGAGATGTGCTAAGTCCAGCTACTCAAGCTGCTGCCGGCTTGGCAGCTGCTGAAAGTCAAGTAACACAAGGCCTGGCATCATTGACCGGCAAATTGCCTGCTGGTACAAATCTAAGCAGTCTCACAGCCAGCATAGGAACACTAGGACAAGGTGCAGGCGCACAAGTAGCCAGCGCATTAAAAGGTGGTGCGGCTGCATTTAATTCACTAACCACTGGAGCCAGCGCCGCTACTGCTGCCATCAGTTCAACACTGTCAGGCGCTGGTGCTGGATTTTCGTTACCGTCAGCATCAGCAATCACAGGTGCGCTGACTGGTGCGGCCGCACAGGTAGGTAGCTTGGCCAGCACAGCAGTTGGCACACTATCTGGGTTGATCAAAGGAACTCCCACTAATGGTATCAACATAGCGGACTTTGCCAAACAAGGTCCAGCATTAAGTGGTATTGGCAACATGAGTTTGCCTGATGTAACTGGTGCTCTAGCACAGGCCAGCAAGTTGGTAGGACAAGGTGCCAGCACAATCAGCAATGCATTAGGTGCAGGAAAATTTGGGCTTGATGCCAGTCAACTTGAGCGTGCTGGCCTTGTGAAGCCAGGCACTGCCGCAGCCTTCCTATCAGCAGGCGACAACGATCTTGTTAGTGTGTTAAAAAGTCCCACAGTGTGGACTGGCAAAGATGGTGTAAAAGGACTTGACGGCTTGTTAGGCAATAGTGGATTGCAAGACAAAGTGCAACAGGGATTGATGAAAACTGGACTTAATGATTTAAAATCAATTGGCATACCCACAGACAAATTGACTCCACAGGCACTCAGTGGCCTGGCCACCAATGCTGCCAAGAGTGTGACAGACACTGCTAACTGGGCCAAGAATGCGCCAGGGTTACCCGCAGACATCAAAGCCAAATTTGATACCACGGCTGTAAATGGTGCATTTGCTGTGAATTTAACACAGGCCAAAGTGGATGAGCCTGTGTTGCAAGAAACCAAACCAGTAGCTGCTGACAATACTGTTAACAGTGCAACAGTTGATGCCGCAGCCAACCGAGTTACAGGTGATGAACGAGTGCCTCAAATTAGCGGCAATAACTCAACCAATTCTGTTGCTGTCTTTGCATTTGCAGACTTTATAAAGTCTCTAAGTGCATCATTCTCTGCATTGAAAACAAAAATTAATTCAATTAACCAAGAGTATCAAACTATTACTCAAGAGCAATGGAATCTTCTAAACAGTGAAGCTATTACACTACGAGCTACAGTTAGAGCAAGGCTAACCGATCTCAATAGTGCTGCTCTTAAAGAACTGGATGCTATAGAAAATCTTAACCTAGGCACTTACACTCGAAACAATATTATCAACACATACAATTTTACACTAGAAGACGCAAAATCAATGACTGCTCTTAGTGAAGAAATTAGACAATTACTTAAAGAGTTAGCTTTCAAAATTTCAGTTAGAGCAACCAGTAATAACTACAATAGTGCTGGTTAATTTTAAATAAATATTGTCATGACTACCTTTGTTGGCTTTAACACACAGAATCAATACAAAAAATTCACACTAGTGGACTTTGAATTGGTCAAGCGCGATCTCTTGAATGCGTTCAACATTCGGCAAGGTCAACTGCCCGGGCGCCCTGCGTATGGCACAATACTGTGGAACTACTTGTTTGAAAATCAAGTTGATGCAGTGCAACAAGGCATTGTCAATGAAGTGCAACGAGTGGCTGGCGGCGATCCCAGAATATTCATCAGCAACATCAACGTGTACCCCCAGGAAAATGGCATGCTGATTGAATTGGAAATACAGACGGTGGGCGGAGTAAATGCCGAAATACTAAACGTATTCTTCAATCAAGTCAGCCGCTCGGCCAGCTATGTATAACTACGCCGTTTTTTATCTACATAAATAACAGATAAAGAATACAAGGCCCGGACATAATGGCAAAAACCACTAGACAAACAGCGATATTTGGTGTAGAAGATTGGAAACAGATCTATCAAACCTATCGCGAAGCAGACTTTCAAAGTTATGATTTTGAAACTCTACGCAAGAGTTTTACTGATTATCTGCGTTTGTACTATCCAGAAACGTTCAATGACTACATTGAGTCATCTGAATACATTGCTTTACTAGACGTTATTGCGTTTATGGGGCAGGCCTTGGCCTTCCGCACTGACCTAAACACTCGTGAAAATTATTTAGACACAGCCGAACGCAGAGATTCAGTCACTCGATTGGCCAATTTGGTCAGTTACACTGCCAAACGCAACACAGCCGCACAGGGCTTGCTCAAAGCATTCTCAGTGACCACAACAGAAAATGTTGTGGATTACAACGGAGTGAATCTGGCCAACGTCACAGTGAACTGGGCAGATCCTACAAACTTTGACTGGTTGGAACAGTGGAATGCCATTGTAAACTCATCCTTGGTCAGCAGTCAAAAGATTGGCCGACCTGCAAATCGCCAGACTATTCTAGGTGTCGACACTAATGAATATGGTATTAATTTGGTACCCGGGTTCCTGCCAGTGGTGCCGTATACTGCCACAGTGGATGGTGTAAACATGCCGTTTGAAGCCACAACTTCATCCACATCCGGAAGAGACTACATTTACGAACCCAGTCCAAAACCCAACAGCACATTTAATTTGTTGTATCGAAATGATCAACTGGGATATCAGTCAGCCAACAACGGATACTTTTTCTTTTTCAAACAAGGCACATTGCAGAATCAAGACTTTAACTTGGCCGAACGCATTGCCAATCGCACAGTAAACATCAACATTGATGGTGTGAATAACGAAGACCGATGGTTGTTCCAGCTGGACAATGTGGGCAGTATCAGCCGAGAGTGGACATTTACTGAAAACATTTATTCATCGGCCGCAGAACAAACCGCAACACTAAGACCAATTTTTTCCACTACCAGTAGAACCAATGACCAGATTACCATGGTGTTTGGTGATGGTGTGTTTTCAGAAATTCCAGTTGGTATCTTCCGTGCGTATGTTCGTGCGTCAAATGGCTTGCAATACATTATTAATCCTGCAGAAATGCAAAACGTTGTGTTGCCAATCAGCTATGTTGATCGAAATGGCAACCTACAAACCATTACATTCACCTGCGGCATCACACAACCTGTAAGCAATGCACAAAGTCGTGAAAGCATTGATGCTATCAAGCAACGTGCTCCAGCAAGATACTACACACAAAATCGCATGGTCAACGGCGAAGACTACAACCTGTTTCCGTTTACTCTTTACAATTCAATTATCAAATCAAAAGCGGTCAACCGTGCTTCAATTGGTACCAGCCGATACTTAGACTTGGTAGATAACACAGGCAAATATTCATCAACCAACACATTCTCTAGTGATGGTGCCATATGGGAAAATAATATTTTGCCTGCTACACTATTTGCCTGGACTAACCGCAACGAAATTGCTGAACTTATTACCAATCAAGTACAGCCTGCAATTGCTGGTGCTACGTTTACTCAATTTTATTACGCAAATTTTCCAAGGATAACTGTAAACACTGGCACCACTGCACTCAGTACCTGGCACCAAAGCACAACATTGGCCAACGAAACCACAGGGTATTTTCAAAATGCATTGGGTGCGCCAGTCATGGTTGGATCTTCCAGTAGCACTGCATTCAAGTATGTGGTGCAAAAAAGTTTGATTAAATTTGTTCCTCCAGTTATTGACGGTCAGCCCTATTACTTTGATGCCAACAACAGATTAAAACCTGGCCTGCCAACTAGACCTGAAGACCACTTGGAAATTTGGGCCAGCCCACTTGCAGTGGTAGGTGATGGCAGCAATGGCGGTGTTGGCAATTTGACCAATGGACAAGGACCAGTGGCACTTAATAATTTTGTGCCCACTGGAGCAATTGTAGACAGTATTATTCCTGTATTCCTTACTGACCTTAGCACTGTCATTCGTGAAGAAATAACACAGCAAATTTTGTTGTATAGAAATTTTGGTCTTGGGTATGACAGTGACGGAACTGTTACAGGCACCGCTGGTACATGGTATGTTATTACCAGTACCAACTTGGATGCTGATGCCACTTGGAGTCAAGCGTATGCAGGCAATACATCTGGACAAAATTTAGATGCTTCTTGGATGATACAGTTTGTGGCAGTGGATAACAAATACACAATTACATTCCGGGGACTTGCATATTACTTTGGTTCTGTTCTTCAAACAAGATTTTTCTTCTATGGCAATCAAAAGATTTACGACAGTCGGACAGGAACCACAATCAAAGACTTTATTAACGTGCTGGCAGTGAATACCAAACCAGACAGCTCGTCTTCATTGCCCGGCGACATCTATACCACTATCATTGGCCAACCAGTAGAGAGTGATGGATACGTTGACGACTTCCAGGTATTGATCAGCTATAGAGATTCAGACTCAGATGGCGTGCCT